TTACATCATGCAGCAGCAGCATTAGGCATACCTTCCGTAGTGATATGGACAGGTTTTACTTCACCGAGGCACTTAGGATATGATACCCATACAAATATACATGACGGTTCAGAGCCATGTGGGACTTATGATAGCGTATGTCAACATTGCCTTCTAAAAAGCAAAACAATCACCGTAGAGCAGGTTTTAGATGCAGTTAATACTGAGTGGTATAGAACGCAGAGATAACGTCTTAAAACGCTTGCAAAAGCATTGTAAGGGCATTTTAACAAGAGAATGGGATGGTAAGTCTATTCCAGTCGTAGTCGGTAATTTACAGGGTGCAGATAAGATACAAATAGCCTGTAGAGAACAAAACATACCCTATATTCTGATAGACCATGGTTACTTTCACAGGTCACATGACTTAGAATGGGCTAGATTCTGTGTTAATAACTACCATTGCACAGACTGGCGTGTATCAGATAGAGAAACACCTAAGGTTCACGAGTATCGTAGTAGTGAAAACGTAGTTGTGTTACCACCGGCAGAGAAAATATCATACATTTACAATGGTTCTAGTTGGTTAGATACAACGATAGAAGAGATTAGAAAGTATACAGAGAGAAAGATTGTCATTAAGCGTAAGGGCGAAGGTGACTTTAAACAAACATTAGAAAAAGCTCATGTCATAGTGAGTTTTGGTAGTGTCGCAGATGTAGAAGCACTTATTCGTGGTGTCCCTGTCATAGGTTCACCTTATAGCCCTGCAAACCCTGTATCCAATAACATTAAAGACATAGAAAACTTAACATATTTTGACAGAACAGCATGGTTAAGCTCATTAGCTGCTAGTGAATGGCATAAAGATGAGATGGACAAGTGCTGGGATAGACTAAAAGGACAACTAGATGGCGTTTACTAATTACTCGGCGTTTGTAACTACAGTAGAAAACTACTTAGCACGAACAGACTTGACAAGTGTCATACCTGACTTTGTTCAGATGGCTCAATTAAGAATGAGTCGTGACTTACGAACAGAAGCTATGTTAAAGGTTGCAACTACTACACCTTCTGATAATAAGGTAGCGTTTCCTACTGACTTTTTAGAGTTAAGAGAGATGCACTTTCAGGGTAACCCACCTATTATCTTAGAGTATCAATCACCTGACTTGTTCTTCCGTAATGGTCAAACATCATTATCAGGTCGTTCACATTACTTTACAATGTTAGGCACAGAGTTCCAATTTGCACCTAGTCAAAACTCTGATTACACTATTCAGATTCTATACTATGCTCAACCTACATTTATCTCTACTACAACATCTAGTAACTTGTTCTTAGCATACTACCCAGACGCTTTACTTTACGCCACATTAGCAGAAGCAGAACCGTATTTACTCAACGATGCTAGAATAGCCACATGGTCTGCTCTTTATGATAGAGCAATAGCAAACATTAAAACAAGTGATTTGGGACAAACTTATGCTTATACTACATTGAGTGTTACTCCACGATAATAATGAGTAAAGAAGCAAAAAAGAAATATGCTTTAAATAATCCTGAAAAGGTTAAAAAGGCTATTAAGAAATGGAATGATGCTCATAAAGATAGATTAAATGAAGCAGCTAAAAAGTATTATCATAAAAATAAACATAATCCTGAGTTTCAAGCAAACAACAGATTAAAAATGAAATCATGGGCATTAAAATACCCAGAAAAAGTATTAGAACAATCTGCTAGAAAAAGGGCAACAAAGTTATTAAGAGTGCCTGTATGGTCTAATAGACAAGAAATTAAAAGAATATATGAAGTAGCACAACGTAAAAGCAACATTGAAGGAAGAAAATATCATGTTGACCACATTGTTCCTTTAAGAGGTAAGTTAGTATCTGGACTTCATATACCATCTAATTTGCAAATAATATTAGAATCAGAAAATTTAGCAAAAAGTAACCAATTTATACAGGAGTAATAAACATGTCCGAAATAAGCACCTATTTAGAGAACGCACTTATTAATGCAACTCTACGCAACACAACATACACATCCGTAGCCACAGTATATGTATCATTATGGACTTCAGACCCTACAGATGCAGGTAGTGGTACAGAAGTTAGCGGTGGCTCATACGCTAGAACAGCAGTAACGTTTGGAGCTCCTTCTAGTGGCTTATCTACTAACTCTGCCGATGTCACATTTCCAACAGCAACAGGTTCATGGGGAACAGTAGGTTGGATTGGTATTAATGATGCACTATCAGGTGGTAACTTACTTTATCACACACCATTAGACGTAGCTAAAGCAATTACTTCTGGCGATGTATTTAAAATTGCTACAGGCAACCTTTCAGTAGAATTATCTTAATACTTAGCGTTAAACGATAAAGGAATATAAATGGCTTTAGTAATAAAGGATAGGGTCAAAGAGACCTCCACGACTACTGGCACTGGTACGCTTACGCTTGCTGGAGCTACTACAGGCTATCAATCTTTTAGCACAGCTATCGGCAACACAAATACAACTTACTACACTATTTCTACGCCTACAGGTTCAGAATGGGAAGTAGGTTTAGGCACAGTAGGTGCAGGTACTTTAGCTAGAACAAGTATTCTTGCTTCATCTAATGGTGGTAGTGCTGTCAACTTTAGTGCTGGTGTTAAAGACGTATTCGGAACTTACCCTGCTGGTAAAGCTGTTTATTCTGATATTGAAAGCGATATTACTATAAATGGATTAAGAGTAGGTAAGGGTGGTGGTGCTGTAGCCACTGCAACAGCTTTAGGTTTTCAAGCCCTTAATGCTACAAATACTGGTACTAACAATACTGCTGTTGGATATCAAGCATTACCTGCAAATACTAGCGGGGTAAGTAATACTGTTGTTGGTAGTGGTGCATTAAGAGTTAATACTACTGGTTCTTATAATACTGCTATTGGTGCAGCAGATTCAGGTGGGTTTGAACCATTAAGAGCTAATACCACTGCAAGTAATAATACTGCTGTAGGAAGTGGTGCTTTAGGTAAAAATACAACTGGAGCTTTAAATGCAGCATTTGGATTTACTGCTTTAAGAGAAAATACTACTTCATCAAGTAGTACAGGGTTAGGTTATCAAGCAGGTTTTGCTGTTACTGGAGCACAAAATACATTAGTAGGAAATAGAGCTGGTTATTCAGGTACAAACGATTTAACCACAGGTTCTAACAACACTATTATTGGATATCTAGCAGCAGCATCTTCTGCCACTGTATCTAACGAAATAACACTAGGCAACGCATCTGTAACATCACTAAGAGTACCAGGCATAGCAGCTACATTTGGTACTGATAACTCTACTATATCTACATTAACAGTAGGTAAGGGTGGTGGTGCTGTAGCTACAAATACAGCTCTTGGTGCAAGTGCTATGGCAGCTACTGCTACTGGAACATTGAATACTGCTGTAGGACAACTTGCTTTAACAGCATTAACATCAGGTAATAATAATACAGGAGTAGGTAGAGCTACTTTATATACAAATACAACAGCATCTGATAACACTGCTGTAGGGTTAGGTGCTTTATTTACTAATAATGGTGGACAAAATACAGCAATTGGTAGTATATCCTTAACAAGTAATACTCTTGGTGCAAATAATACTGGTATTGGATATGGTTCATTAACAACCAATACGACAGGTGGAGATAATACGGCAAGTGGTCGTTATGCTCTAAGATTTAATGTTACAGGTAATTTTAACACGGCAGTAGGTTCATCTGCTCTACTAAACAATACAGCATCTAATAATACTGGTATAGGATATAATGCTGGTCAAGCTGTTACATCAGGTGCTCAAAACACTTTACTAGGCGCATCAGCAGGAGCATCAGGCACTAACAACCTTACTACTGGCTCTAACAACACCATCATAGGTTATAACGCAGCAGCTTCTGCTGCTACAGTGTCTAATGAGGTGACAATAGGTAATAGCTCTGTAACAAGTTTGAGAATACCTGGTGTTAATTTATATGGTACTAGCTCAAAATTATTAGTTGGGTCTGCTACATCACCTTCAGGTGGTTCAGCTACATTATTAGTAGCAGCCAATGTGGGTGGCGGAGTTCAATTAGCCAATGTTACTGGCAGTAATGGTGCTTTAATAAATTCTGTACCTGGCTCAGGGATAGCTTTTTATGGCTATACTGGTGCAATAGGTTCTGAAACATATACCGAGCGTATGAGAATGACGTCCAATGGCGGTCTATCTATAGGAAATACTACAGACCCAGGTGCAGGTAATTTATCTGTTACAGGTAATATTCTATCTAATGGAGCAACAGGTGCTATTGGATATGCTACAGGTTCAGGTGGTGCAGTTACACAAGCCACATCAAGAACTACAGGTGTTACTTTAAATAAAACAAATGGTGCAATTACCCTTGTATCTGCTGCAGGTTTAGCAACCTATCAATCATTTACTGTTACTAATTCAACTGTAGCAGCAACAGATACTATTATTGTTAATCAAAAATCAGGTACAGACAAATATATTATTTTGATTACAGCCGTTGCAGCAGGTAGCTTCCAAATTACTTTTGCTACTACAGGTGGCACTACAACAGAACAACCAGTATTTAATTTTGCAGTCATTAAGGCTGTAACAGCATAGGAGCAATAAATGGCAATAACATACACATGGTCAGTAACATCTATGTACACTCTACCTGAAGTAGAAGGTGAAACAGATGTCGTAGTATTAGCACAATGGGCTGTATCAGGCACAGATGGCACATACTCAGAAA